CCAGAAGGGGAGCGGTGTTACAAGAGTTTGTTGCCCATTAAATCCATTTGTTTTGGGAGTAAATCCGTTATCTGTTCGCCCAATCATGCGATTTACGGTGGTTGTCTTCTCAAGAGGAGTAGTGAATTCGTCTAGAACTTCTAGAAGCTGTGAGTTCAGAGTGTCAATAGGTGCACCGCCGATGGTCAAGGTGGCCGTCGAAACCAGAGCATTTCCCACAGAATTCGTCCAACCAAAGGTGGGGCCCGCGAAATTAAGATTATTAGCTGCTGCGTAGGCTCTGGCCTTTTGTTGAGGACCCGAGATATCTGGCATGACTGAAACGAGAAATACCCTGCGAATGAGGTGACCCCTTCTAGGCAAAGTCGCACGAGCTGTTGTCCCGAATGCCGGTTGATTATCGAAGTCGACACGATAGAACTCTGTGGTAAAACGTCCAGCTTTTACGAAGGCTTTTTGGAAGGGCTGGGGTTGGCCCTGACCACTCAATCTTTCATCCTGGAGGCCCGTTGTGAGAAGTTTTAAAAGGCTGGCTGAGGACATCTCTCTTTTACTTATTGCCTATGTTTAGATTAGAATGAACGCCTTTGATGTCTATTTATTTTTCATAAAAATCGTAGTTAGTGTGCAGTTTATCCTTATTCTTTTAAAGAAGCAATCGATTACAAGTATCGAGTTCTTGATTAGTGAAATGATTTTTAAGATATCATTAGGAATATTCCTAATTGTCTTCTTTTGGCTCAATAAAATATCAGAAATTAGAGGTTCTGATAAACTTATTATTGGTTTCGCTGGTCTAGTATTAATATATGATGGTGTCTATATCAATTTACCACACGTCTTTGAATTCTATGGTATTCAATTTAAACCGTTGGAAATGATTCACAGCTCGTTTTAGTTCTGGAACATATGGTTGGCAATACCATTCTGAAATCTGAGCCATTGGAGACTCACCACGAATACCTTGACTTCCCATAAATCTGGTGAATTCACATTCAGAGTTAGACGAACCGTTTGCAGCCGTGAGGCATTTAGAGTGCCTGAGGGCTGATGTTCGCCAGGATTCTTGGCAAAACAGTATCCATAGATATATGAAAAATAAGAATATGCACCTCCCTTGTGTGCTTTACTTATAGTTCTTCTGAAGAACTGCTCACCGTTGTTGATAATTTCAACCCCATTGAATTGTAGGCTGGCTGATTTCAAGCTCGAGTAATTCGTCCATTCGTTATTCAAATGTGTTCCCTTTTTGCGAACAAACCATATAATTTCCTCCATTGGATGATTGACCTCTAGAGGAAGTTGCACCGTAACTGTGTCAAAGGATTTGTTTGTGGCGTATTTGAGGGGCTCCTCGAAGTAAAAGGTGGTAATATCACGTCTTAGAAGTTCAAATGGTTCTCTCAAGATTTTCTGACGCATTATTCCATCTGTATTAGCCGCCTGGGTAACCAGAGTTATTTTCTTAAATTGGGGGATCGTGTTTAATGAATTCACGGTTACAGGTAACTGAATCGCGTTTAGATAATTGGTAAGCTGGTTCGTTATGCCAAGGGGTGTATCTGTTGAACAAGACCTTGACTTATCCACGATTTTAACACATTCGTGAAAGGGTCTCAAAGTTACGTGAATCTTCACGGTGCCTTCTCTACACGCCAACAGAGGAAGTGCTTCTTTTAGCCTTATTCTGGAAAAGAAGAATGGCAGAGGTATATAGAGAGTTCTATCTGTCGTTGGAAATGGGCGTGTCTGCGTTGCAGGGCGGCCGAGTCCATCAACTCCTATCCCATAGTGTGCAGGGTCAGAAAGTAAGAAGGAGACATTCAAGAAATCTCCATCAATTGTCTCAATAGTTGAGTCGCCTATTTCCAGCTCGGCCTTTTCTATTATGACCGACCCTAGGTTATCAGCATAGGCCCAGAAATCTGAGTCTATTTTGTAGACGCCAGATTCTAATCTCATCAGCGTCGTATCATCGAGCCAGTGACCTAATTCAATCTGTAGCACAGTATTTAATAACAAATCTCCTGTGCCCACGGACTTCATGTCAAAGCTAAAGCGTTGCCCAAAGGCGGTTGGTCCACGGAAAGGAAATTCTTGAATAGAGAGTGAAAAAGGGTTGAGACGACGGTTCGATGGAAGCCACCAAGTCTTATCTGCCGACAAGGGAAACATGTAATTGTCCTGGAAGTCTCTTGGTGTCAAGTCGAGGAGTGTTGTTATGTCACCGCCGGCTCTTTCGAAACCGGTGTCTGAAGCCTCAGCCATTTACTTTGAGTTATTTAATTAAATGAAAAAAGTTCGGCACCTCCCTTTCCATCAGTATTGAATTCTGACCAACCTTCTTCTATTACATTGAGCTGTGTGGTAGGCTGTGTAAGGGGTAAGCCGGGATTTGCGAGGTCTATGTAAAAGGTGGGTTTATCTGCGGTGCTGAAGTTGACTGCACCCGTCGCATCTGGTTCTAAACTCTTAGATAATCCTAGTGACCCTAGTGACCCCAGTGACCCCAGTGACCCCAGTGACCAGTTCATCGTATAGATTTCTAAACCAGAATCTATTTCCTCTTTTGCATAATTGACAACATCTCTCCAGACAAAGGGTTGAAAGGGCGATTCTCTGGTTTTGGCGGCGATTGTGAGTGTGACTGTGTTAAAGTAGGGTTTATTGGCCGGTGTGGAAACACTATAAAGACGGTTGGCCATTATATCGGCCGTTGATCTGAAATACCAGATTAGGCGACTGGCGGGATGACGGCCGTCTATGCGTCTCTGGACGGTAGAAGTGCCACCCCCCAATACCGAAGTGTATTCAAGTGCGGATTGCGTAAAAGTATTCTCGAATAGACGGCTGAATCGGACCTTTAGAGGGCGTGTTTGTAGGTAGTTCTGTGTAGTCTTGTCAACATAGACCTGTGTTGTTTCAAGCTGTAGCTCGAGAGGTGGTATTTTCTCTCTTGGTAATGTTGTGAACTTGGGGTTGTGACAAAGAGTATTCCAAGGCGTTGGCTTCGGACGTCGGTCAGAGGCTTCCACAAGGTCCTCTAACTTTCTGAGCTTACAACGGAGTCTGTATGTATGTCTCAAGGCGGCACGCTGAGGAAAACCAGTATCTTTACCTTGACAGCCAATCAAGGGAAGTTCGAGACGTAGTTGAGGAGGGGTGGCGTTGGCTTGGATTGATTTAGAGCTGCCGTCGTGATCGCCGGTCTCATCCATAATCATAAAACTGTTCGCATAAGTTCCAGAAATCTTGGAAAGTGCCCACAGAGTATCGCCGCTAAATTCTTGGAGCAGTATATTATCTTGATAGAACTCTATGTTTTCAAAGAGGAAGTATGCTATGGCCTGTGTATAACCGAAGGCCACGCCACTTGCGTCACGTATACTTGAAGTTTTGTTCGTGTTTATATAAGCAGGTGGAATCCATGTGGGAAGGTCGATGAGAATACAGGGATTCTGCATAATGTCACCCACGAGATCAAAGAGGAATTCTGTGGTTCGGCCAAATTCTGCGGTAGAGATTGGAGGAACACGTCTAACTTCTGATATGGAGGGTGTCTGAGGCTCGTATGAGTTATCGAATAAAAAAGTGGAAGATGGGCTATCTTCGTAGAAAAAGACATCTTTGTTGCCTCTTGCTACGAGCTCATATAACGAGCCCTCGGATGACATTCTGATTCAGATTATGTATTTTACGGTGGGGTTTGGCGTGGGTTTGGCGTGGATTGGTCTTATTCTTTTGAACTAGGTGCGACGAGGTCAATGAAGATACGAGAAAGACCCATTGTAATTACTGTTGTATATGAAACCTGTGTTAAAGAGATTGTTTGAAGTGCGACTTGGCATACCGGACTTCCTACCGATACTAGACCTTGTAGGAAACCCTGGATGCCACTTGGGATGCAGGTCTCGGAGTAAATCTTGGTGGCGGCGTAATGGGCCGTGTAAGAAATCAGTGCTGAAGAGAAGCCCTTCCCAACTGGAGATGTTATAAGTGAATATATCGTCTCGAACATTCTGTTTAGAATACGTTGGAAGATTTTAGACCTAAGCTTTCACATCATATATCCAATCGAGTGCTTTTTCAATAGATAATTCTTTAACCGCCTCCATGGCCTCTTTAGCGATTTCACGACTAAATCCATATGCTACGAGCATTTCGATATAGTCTTCTATGGTGTCCATTGTGTGTGTTGCCGTATTGTGTTACAGTATTATCTCGACGGGGTATTTCAATTTTTGCGGTTTTTGCGTGTCTTATTCAAATACTTCATGTTACCCAAGACATGACGAACATTAAACTTCTTTATTGTCTGTATGTCAACCTTGTATTCCTTTATCAAGTGCTTCATGACACGAATAACCGCACCATGTGTCTTTAATAAATCGACCTTCTGCATAGAATAAGCAGGATTGTTGACTAACTCAAAGAGTGCATTGCGTAAATGAGCCATACCATTGACCGTAGAAAGTGCATAAGAATACTGGATATCCTTGTCCTTAATTGAAGCGATACGACCAACGTGCTCTAGTTCCGAATTCGCCCACTCCATAACACCTCTCGCCGTAGCATTGTATCTTTCCATTCTAACTTAGGTAATTATAATATGCGGCCACCGCGTTTACGTATACGTGTGCACTAGGATTATTATAGTAAATATCGCAGATGAAATATCCATCCGCATTATACTTGTGTTCAAGCCAATTCTCTTTTACACAGTTCTTATGAACAATATACATGGCCGTATCAATTTTGTATAATTTGATATTATTCCCTTTGAGGATTTCTGTCTTTGACCGCTGTTGATCAAAGGTGTAGAACTTATCGGGATTCAGCTCGTCGACAATTGGCCATATTCTGGGATGAATTATATTGTCGTCGTCTAAGAAATAGAGGAAACCTTCTGCAAGAGTCATACCGAAATTTCTCTGCGGATGTCCAGCAACACCTACTTTATCACATTCTACTTCCATAATTTTCGGATGGTCGTAAATCTTCGAATACTTTCTGTTTTTAGATGTATCATATACAATAATCCACTTAATAATCTTATCAAATTGTATACTTTCGTAAAGTTTTGAAAGATTCTTCTGCCGACAACAAGGCGTAATAATCGTTAGCATTACTGTCTAAGAATCTTCCATCTCCTTTAGAGCATCGGTGGCCTTGAGAACAAAGATAGGACTCTTTCCTTCTTGGCTAAACATACTGAGATGTCCAACACGGCCGTAACGCATAAACTCAATCTGTTCAATCAAATCATGGTCGCCAGCAATCCAAGCATCCATGAGTTTCTTCGTCTGGAAGTATCCAGAATCGGTCGAAGGAATCCCTGCCTTCATAAGTTTCTTGAGAAGATCAACAACCTCGGCAACCTTCTCGGCACGACTCTTCATTCTAAGAGGGTATTGTTGAACTTGTTTAAAGTGAAAATACCGAACAAACGTGTAATACCGAATTTAAGAACCCCTCACTTCGTTCGGTGCTCTTAAATTCTTGATATTACACGTCATTTCCGAAAATACTAAATTTAAGAACTAGCGTTCTTA